ATAAACCTTTAGTCGATGAATTATTTAAGATGTGTTATGAATGTAATAGAGATTATGGCATATCAGGTAAACTAGGTCTTGGTAATATGTGGGCTAATATCAATCCTACATACAGTTATAATAAGACACATACACATCCTAACTCTATGTGGTCAGGTGTGTACTATATTAAAGTGCCAAAAAATTCTGGTAAATTATTTTTAGAAGATCCTAGACCAGGACCCAATACCCACATGCCTAGAAGAGTAGAAAAATTATCTAAAGCTTTATGGAGAGTTATTGCTTATACTCCTTTAGAAGGTCGTATGATATTTTTTCCAGCTTGGCTTCCTCATGGTGTAGATATAAATATGAATACAGAAAAGGGTGATAAAAATTGGAGAGTGTCTGTATCTTATAATTTTATACAAATATGAGTTTTAAGAAAAATAAATATCAAGTTTTACGTAGTGCTATATCTAAAGATTTAGCTGCATTTTGTTATAAGTATTTACAAATATCCGCAGAGGCAGATCATTGGATGTTGAATAACAGTGTAACACACGCTGGTAATTTATTAATTGGTAATTTTAATGACCCACAAGTGCCAAACTCTTATGCTAAATATGCAGATAGAGTTATGGAAACTCTTCTTGTTAACACTATTAATACTATGCAAAAAAAGACAGGACTTAAATTAGTGCCTACTTATTCCTACACAAGACTATACAGAACAGGTAATATATTGAATAGACATAAAGATAGACCTAGTTGTGAAATATCTACCACATTAAATTTAGGTGGAGATCCGTGGCCTATCTATATAGATCCAACAGGAGCTAATAATGTTATTCACGAATATAAAGGAATTATTAAACCAGGAGCTCCAAAAGGTGTAGAAGTTAATCTAAAACCTGGTGATATGCTTATATACTCTGGTTGCGATCTAGAACATTGGAGAGAACCTTTTCAAGGTAAACTATGTGGGCAGGTCTTTTTACACTATAATCATGCTGACGGAAGGTTTGCAAAGACCAATTTGTATGATAAAAGACCTATGTTGGGTATTCCCAAAACTCGTTGATATACAACGCAATCTAATATAATCTGGAGATCTATGTTACAGAAGGTTAATTTTTTACCAGGAATCAATAAACAGGTCACACCCACAGGTGGCGAAAGTCAGTGGATAGATTGTGATAACGTCCGTTTTAGATATGGCACACCTGAAAAGATAGGTGGTTGGAAACAATTAGGAGCTGATAATGTGACGGGTGCAGCTAGAGGTCTACATCAATTTAATAATAGTCAGGGTATTAAATACTCAATTATAGGAACTAACAGAATTTTATACGCATATTCAGGCGGTGTGTTCTATGACATACATCCAATTAAATCTACAACCACACTTACAAACGCTTTCAGCACGACTAACGGATCAACTGAAGTTACAATAAACTTTTCTAGTGATCACGGTATTACAGCAGGTGATATAGTTTTATTAGATAATTTTACAGCAATTACAAATTCTAATTATGCGGCTGCAAACTTTGATGACATAAGATTTATGGTAACAACGGTGCCTGCATCTAATACAATTACAATAACAATGCCATCTGCAGAAACAGGATCAGGTGCTTCTGAATCAGGTGGTATCAGAGTTAGACATTATTATTCAGTTGGTCCAGACGTACAGGCACAAGGTTTTGGTTGGTCTCTTGGATCTTGGGGTGGTCAAGAAGTTGGAGCAACGACAACGACCCTAGCAGCAGACATTAATTCATCTGCTACAAGTATAACTTTAACAGACGCCACACAGTTTCCATCTTCGGGAACCAACTACATACAAGTAGGAACAGAAGAAATTTCATACACTGGAATATCAACTAATACATTAACAGGTGTAACAAGAGGAGTTAGAAACACTACAGCAGCATCACACTCTGCAGGAGCTACAATTACAAGTTCATCAAACTATGTAGCATGGGGTGAAGCAGCATCAGGTGACTTGGTATTAGAACCAGGATTTTGGTCTTTAGATAATTTTGGTGACAAAGCTATTTGTTTAATTTGTGATGGTGAGGTATTTGAATGGGATTCAGCAGCTACAAATGCAACATCTACAAGAGCTACAATTATATCGGGAGCACCTACTGCATCAAGACATATGATTGTATCTACACCAGATAGACACTTGGTATTCTTTGGTACAGAAACAACGATTGGTACAAAGACAACGCAAGATGATATGTTTATTAGGTTCTCTGCCGTTGAGGATATTAACACTTATACACCTACAGCAACCAATGATGCTGGTACACAGAGGCTGGCCGACGGATCACAGATCATGGGAGCTATAAGAGGTAGAGATGCAATTTACGTTTATACTGATACTTCTTTATTCTTAATGCGTTTTGTTGGTCAACCATTTACATTTGCATTCCAACAAGCGGGCACAAATTGTGGACTAGCTGGTAAGAATGCAGTTGTCGAAGTTGATGGCGCAGCGTATTGGTTATCTGAAAATGGATTTTTTAAATACTCTGGTAATCTACAATCATTACCTTGTTTGGTAGAGGATTATGTATATGACGATATAAACCTGGGTTCTGGAAATCAAATGATTACAGCAGGACTTAATAACTTGTTTGGTGAAATTATGTGGTTCTATCCAACATCAAGTTCGGCTGTGGTAAATAGAATGGTTTGTTATAACTATTTTGATTCCACACCACAAAGACCTGTATGGACTGTAGGTTCATTGGCAAGAACAGCTTGGGCTGATTCTGCTGTATTTGGAACACCACACGCATTAGCGTATGATGCAAGTGGTGTAGAGGGATCATCATCTAACACTTACGTTCAAGGAAACACAGATGGCACATCAACATATTATCAACACGAAACAGGGACCGATCAAGTCAAAGGCGGTACTACGACTGCTATACAAGCCAACATTATCTCTGGAGATTACGATATTACACAAGACAGAAATCAAGGAATTACATTTAGAGGAGATGGTGAGTTCTTAATGAAAATAAGAAGATTTATACCAGACTTCATATCTCAAACAGGAAATACGCAGATTACATTGAATTTACGTAATTATTCTAATAGCACAGCTGCAAGTTCATCACTTGGACCCTTTACAGTTAGCTCATCAACGACTAAAGTAGATACTAGAGCAAGAGCTAGAGCTGTTGCTCTTAAAATAGAAAACACAAGTACTAGTCAAGACTGGAAACTTGGC